AATTTCCTGCCACGGTTGCTTACTCCTTACCCCACGTCGAAGACGTAGAGTCCACCGAGCCGCACCATCGGCAGCCCGAGTTCAATTTCAAAGTCGGGAAGTTCGTATTCGCGCCGGCAGGTGATCTTTTGGGTCACCCCGGCGATCGTGACCGCCGCGTTGTTTATCTGCTGCAGGGCCGCATCGAGCGCCACCGCCGCCGGCATCACCTGGGCGAGCGATGAATCGGCATCGACGAACGCGATCTCGAACCGGATCGTCTGGTGGCTGACCATGCGCCCCATCGGGCCGTCGTCGATCGCGGGTTCAGTCATCAGGTAGTAGAGAAACGGCGTCACGAATCCGGCATCGGTCTGCGGATAGAAGCGCCGCTCGATCCGCTGGCCGACCACGTTGGTCACGGCGGTCAATCCGAGAGCGGTGTCGCGAATGGCTTTAGCGACATGAGCCGAGCCGAACATCTAGACGCCCTCCCGGTAAACGTTGGCCATGTCGTCCCGGAACTGCGGCCACGCCCGTTCCGCGCCCTTGGCCGCGAACTTCGTGCTCGTGATGCCCCGGCTCGTGCCGTCGTGCTGATACCAGGCGTAGGGCATAAGCCACCTGAGGTTCGCTTCGAGCCCGCCGTTGGAGATCTCGAGGACGACGCGGTTCCGGAGATCGCCGGTGTCGACCGGCGTGTGCGGGATCGAGAATCGCCGGATCGCGTATCCGGCCCGGCGGACCGCCCGGGATGCCTTGGTCTTGGCCCGCGCGTTCAGGCGGGGAATGTCGTTGAAGGCCACGACGGTGCTGACGTTGATGAAGTCACCAGCCATCGCTACGGCCTCCCCAGGACCAGACCCACCCGTTTGGCAGTCAGGTAACTGGTCTCGATCGGTTGACCGGTGACGTCATACGTGATGCCGTTGAATACCAGGCGATCGCCAGCGCGAACATCGGTGTCGGCCGGCAACGACGCGGCGTGTGTCGCCACGTCGCCCAGGGTGCGGAATCCGGTGACCTGTTCGGACCCGAGATCAGAGCGGCTCACGCGGCACGGCACGTTCTCCGCCACCGTGGTCCACGTTGAAACGGGATCGCCATAGGCGTCCCGGGTCGTGGCGGTGTTGCGCTTGATGGCGCAAACGCTCGGCATGAACGATTCGTTGACGCGCCGCAGCTGAGCCAGGTCGACCATCAGTCGCCGTCCTTCGGCTTCTCAGAAGCGGGCTTGGCGGCCGGCTTCTTCGGCGCTTCCCAGCCATCGGGCTGGTCGTCAGGAATCACGAACCCGCGTGGCTTATACCGCTCCGTGAACACCTTCAGGGACGTGAGCCCGTACTCGGCGCCGGTGTCGGGATGTCGGATCAGGAATCGCTTGCTCATGGTTAGCCCCACTCGGTTTCGGTATCGGTTCCGGTCAGGAACGGCATGGTCATCACGACGTCGCCCGATCCGGTCGTCCACTGTTCGGCCTCGTATTCGGCCTTGAGATCAGCCGCCACCTTCAGGAGGTGCGCGCGCCGGTCTCCCCACCCGACCGAGATGTCGCCAGACGCCGAGAACGACGTCAGGGCCATGCCGGCCGAGTTCGAAAGCGAGACCGCGATCGACGCCGCCGCCAGCCGCCAATCGACCAGGCGCGTCAGCTCCGCCTCGTACGTCTCATCCGACAACAGTTCGGTCGCCGGATCGTTCGACGTGTCGCCGAGACGAAACCGCATCCGGTCGAGGTCGGTGGCCAACGACGGGTCGTAACTCATCAGTCATCCGCTTTCTTGCGGGTGCGCTTGACCGGCTTGAGTTCTTCATCGCCGATCTCGCTTTCAGGGTCGATCGTGACCGTGACCCCAGCTGCCTCACCGTCAGGTGTGGCAGGTTCGATCACGTTGCCGTCTCCATCACCTTGATTAGCGAAGAACGCCTCCGCTTCTTCGAGGTTGGTGAAGTCCTGATCGGCCGGGAACGAATTGAGGAACAACGGTTCTATCTCATCCGTGAGCAAGTCGACCCCGTCCGCTTCCTCGACCGGCCCGAGATCCTTCCCCCAGGCATCGACGTACCGATCCTGGGTGGCGTTCAGGTACTTGCCGCCCGGGATCGTTTCGTCGGGCCGTTTCGCGTCGCTCATCGCGTGGTCCTTTCAGGGGATGCAACCGGCACTCTAGGTACTGGGTTGCATCCCCTCAGTTACCGCTAGGCCGGTACCGCGTAGGTGCCGTTGTTCATGCGGCTGACCGCGGCCTTCTCGCGGGCGAACGCCGCCATGCCGAACTCACGCCCAAGGTTCTGGGCGGTCAGCGGGTGATGGCCGTGCTCGTCGATCAGCTGGAAGCTGCCCGGTCCGCTGGTGAGGTTCCCGGACCGGACCCGCACCCCGATGGCATTTCGGCCCGCCCCGAGATCGAGCACCGCCGCGTAGTTCGCCGGTACCCACGGCTTCACCCAGACTTCAGCCCCGCCCAGCACGCCAATGGCCCGGTTGTCCGGGTTGTTGACGTCGAGGGCGACGTTGCCGATCTGGTTGGCGCCCGAGACCGTAATGCGGGCATCGAGGTAGGCGGCAAAGCCGGTGAAGCCGCGCACCGTCGCCTCATCCGCTTTCGCGATGTAGAGGACGATCTTGCCGTCGACGCCGTGTTCAACCACGGTGTCGATGAGCGCCTGCGTGGCCGCCAGCGTGTAGGTGGCGCTCGCCAGGTAATGCGTGTGGGTGGAACCGTCGAAGGTCGCACCGCTCGGACTCGTGGGAATGGCCTGCCCGTCCGCGTTGAGCAGCGCCTTCAGGTCGTAGGTCAGCTTGGAATCGAGCCGGTCCTTGTAGCTCGAGGTGTTGGTGTTCAGGAACAGGGTGCGGCGCATCAGCGTGCGGAAGTTGACCAGGTCGGCGGCCGCGTGGGCGTCGAGCTGGGCCGCCAGTTCCGCGATGGTCGTGCGCTGGAAATAAGTGCGGGTCCACTGGATCGCGCTGCCGTAGATGCGGAGCGGGAATCCAAGGTTGCCGGCGGTCGACGCCTTGCTGGCGTCTGCACGGCCCCACTCGTCGAGCTCCTGCATGGTCGCCGTGTCGCTGGCGACGTAGGGCATCTGCGGCTTCGTCACGACGGTGGCGAGATCGCCCACCATATCGGCGTAGAGTTCGTTGTGGATGGTGAGTGCCTCAGCGAATCGCCGGGCGACTTCGGTTTCGTTGCCGCTGACTGGATCGTTGATGTCCGCCAGGTCTTCGAGGACGCTGAGGGTTCCGAATTTACCCATGGTGGTTTCTCGGCCTCCCCTATGCCTGTCCGGTAAACAGGATGCGCGTGGCGTCGATCGCCCGTGCCACCGCTACGGTGCCCCCGGTGGTCGCTGCCGTGTCGAGCCGGCCCGCTGTTGCGCCGACGTAGTACGGAGCGCCCGGCGTCAAGCCAGCCCCGTAGTGGAAGACCACGCCCCGGTAGAGCGTGACCGCTTCGCCGGCGGCGGCAGCCCCGGCCGCGATCCCGAACCCGACGGCCGCGGCATTGGCCGACGTTCCGTTGCTCGGCAGAACCGTGCCGCCCGATTCGATGTAGCAGACGTCGCCGGCGGCAACGCCGCCCGAACCGGCCTTGAGTCCAGGAATCACCTGGCCCCCGGTCGGGTTCTGGGAGGCGAGCGAAGGCGTTCCGCTCTTGTCAATCAAAGCCATGGTGCGTGTTCTCCGTGCGGCCTGGTGCCGCGTCTAGGCTGAATACTTTCCGGTGCGTTTCTGTTGGGCGAGCGCTTCATCGTGCGTCGGCTTGCCGTTCGATGGCATCGGCCGGAATCCCGGACCCTTGCCGTTTGGCGCGATCCCGGTGAGCTTCTTCGCTTGCTCCTGCGCCGTTGCCAGCCAGGTGGCCTTTTCGGCGAATCCGGCGTCATCGGGTGGTTTGAACGCCGTGATGACATCCGGCAGCTCCTTGAGCGCCGCGTCGTACTGCGCGGTGAAGTAGCCGGTTAGGGCGTCGTGCTCGGACTTGAGAGCGTCGCGATCAGCAGTGATCGTGTTGATCTGCGCCTCTCGATCGTTCGCGAGCTTTTCCCACTCGCCTTTCCTCTTGGCGTCGTCGGCCTCTGCCTGCGCCTTCGCGGCGTCGGCCGCGTCCTTCTCGGCTCGGAGCGTGGCGAGTGCAGCCTTGGCGTCCGCGGCTTCCTTGACAGCAGCCTTGCGAGCATCGCGCTCTTTCTGCAGGGCCACCTTCCCGGCGTCGTTGAGGTTCTTTTCCTCTTCAGCCAGCCGGGCCGCTTCCGCCTCTGCGGCAATCTCTTCCGGGGTCTTTTGATCGTTTTCCGGTGGCATCGCGCCCTCCGATGGCGTACAGCGTCGCGCTGCGGTTCGTTCGGGCATCGCGCCCGGCACCTGATCGGCAAACACAAAAAACCGCCGGTAGTGCGTCCAGTCGGACGTCTACCGGCGGCGGTCGCCTGCCGTTGGGTTTGGTCTTAGGTTAGCACATTATGGAGACGTTTTCTCAATCGGTTTTGCGGAGGTCGGTAATGACAGCGAGAATGCCGCCCGCGATGGAATCATGGGCGGCGTACCCGGTCGGTTCTTCACCCTCGTGGGGGCGACGAGCGCGCTGCTGGCCGTCGCGCTCGTAGACCACAAGGTCGTCAAATGCGCGGACGTAATGATCGGGTGCGGCGTAGACGCTGTCGGTGCCGCCGTCGTCGAACAGGTGCGCGGCGCTGATGAAAGTCATGATGCGATCTCCGGCTACGCCAATTGATACGTTGTCGCGATAGACGTTGACGATAACTCAACCATTATGACATTGATCAGGATCGGTCGAACCGAATACCGTTGTCACCTGGATAGGGCTTCCGGTGATCGTGTTCGTTTTTCAGAATCGCCATCGGGATGCCTTCGGGGAATGCGGCGCACGTTCCGTCGCGCCGGTTGTGGCGACAGTATGCGCATTGCGACACCGTGATGTCCTTCGGAGTCCAGGTGAACGCCTCGGCTCGATCGTCAGGCTTTTCACTCATCAGGCAAGTACTCCATCGTGAGCGTCGGCGGCTGTCCCGGCTCCCGATCAACGCTGATAACGCGATACCGGGCATCGCGTGGAAGCACGATTTCTTCTTCCCAGAATGCCACTTGTCCGTCCGGTGCGTACCCCGGCATGGCGGCATCCATAGAGACCACATTCGATCCCTTCGGAATCAACACCCGCACAACGGCAGGAGTGTGTCCGCGCCCTTCATTGACGCCGACAAAGTGGTCTCGTGTATCGGTTCGCAACGTCGTTGACGTATAACCTTGATCCCGAACCACGCTTCCGGGAAGCACGTCGATATCACCGTACTGCTGCACATTGATCCCCCGCCACGCCGTAACGTCGCGTGGCAGAGTGGTTTTCCCAAACGACCCGTCAATAAGCCCAACATTTCGCTTGATCTCCGAGATTCGTTTCTCAACTTCCTGATATTGATCCTGCAACCACTGTTCGCGTTGCGGGGCGAGTTTCTTGTCCCATTCGGCGGCCTTCTTCGGGTTGAGGCCGAAGGGCGGATACAGGCTGTCAGGGGGATCACCAATTTCAGCACGAAGGAATGAGCGGACGGCATCCTCCCCTTCTCGCAAGTAGGTATTGATTGGCTTGTAGCCTGACGTGCGGTAATCGAAAATCGCGTCGATCTCACGTTCTGTGTACTTATCGCCCCAGTTGGGGAATGTGTCGTCGCGCCATTTTGTCGCCTCGGCGTCACTCGCAAACGCTGCCCGATCAATGCGAACAACTACGTCAGCGGTACTGCTGGTCGGTGTTTGCCTTTGAGCGTTCGCCACCGGAGTACTGCCCCCACCCCGCCGTGCCGCGGCGTTCGCTTCCACCTGTAGCCGCGTGCCCTGCCGGTAGCTGCGACCGAACCGGGGATCGGTCTGCTCTTGCGCGAAGTCCCGGATGCGCACGTTGCCTGCTCGGTATTCGTCTCGCGCCCACACCGGCAGCATCCGCTCCTGGCGATCCGCCGGCAGACTATCGAACCATTCCTCACCGGTCGGCCCGATGTCCTGATCGGGGTAATCGGAAAGCACTGGAACGGCACAACACCTACACGAAGCGTGCGCAGGGAAGTGCTGCTCGGTCAGCGGGAACTCGCGCAGGTGCAACGCCGCGCAGCTGAGGCACATGCGCTCATCGAGCGCCGCGAACCATTGCCAGCCGGACAGAATGTCGCTGTTCTCAGCCATCTGCTCGAGCTGCGCGGTTCGGGCCGCCTGCTGGATTGATGTGCGGGCGATTGTCTGCGCCCGCGCTTCGCTGACGTTGAACTGTGCGGCCAGTTGCCGGCCGAGCTCCCGTGTCGGAATCGAGCGCACGATGCCGTCGGCGAGTACGTTGCGCATCGCGTCGGCGGTGCCCGGGCCGAGCTGGTTCAGGGAGTCGCGCACCGGCGATCCGTCTGCAAGTGAGCCGATTAGGTGCTCCAACTGGTCGCGCGGCACATCGATCCAGTTGCGCGCCACCTCAATGGCGTCGGCTTCACCCGGCGCCCGCGCTTCCGCCATCGCCCGCGTCTGTTCGATCGCCGCGTCGATGGCGTGCGATTGCGCCCGGCTGATGAGCGGTTCGGTGCGGCGACCCAGATCGGCGAGATCTTGCTCGATCACCTCCATGAGCCGGTCCAGCTGCGCGAGCCGCATCGCCTGACCTCGTGTGACCGTGCCCCGCTCCTCGATCGTGGCAACAAGGGTGTCGATCTCGGCGAGCACACGCGGCCTCGCGTCTTCGTAGGCCGCATGAATCGCCGCCATCGCGCGCGCTTCGCCACGGGCAACATCGCGCCGGTAGCGGGCAACGGCGCGGCTGAGAGCGGACGGCGTCACGCTCATCGGCTAGTTCTTCCGACCGACGAGAACGTCGGAATGGTGCCAGACTCCCGGACCATTCATCTCGGTTCGCAGCCAGATCGCAACCAACCGACCGCGATTTGCCCCGATGTCCCACTCGGAGACTTCAATGCGGACCGGGAATCCGGTAGGGTCAGTTTCCATCGCCCGTTCTTTCGCCTGTTCGAGCGTGGATGCGACGCCAAGGAAGTCGTCATACCCCTCGATGTCGTCAATCTTTTCGATGACATACACCGTGCTCACCTAGTAGGCCTCAACGATGATCGGGGTTTTGCCCTTCCAGGTCGCCCCGTCCGAGACGGCCGTTGCCGAGATCGTGTAGTTGCCCGGATTGGCGGGAATCGTGACATCGAAGTACCAGTCGTCGTTCGTGACCAGCTCAGTCGTGCCACTTGCGACGACCGTGCCGGCCCGATCCTTGATCTCGTAGGAGACGGTCGCCCCGGACGTCACCGGGCCGTTGTCCAGGTGGTCCAGATCGCTCGCCCAGACCCGGATGCTTTCGCCGACGATGTATCGCTTGGTTGGTGTGCTCATTCGTTCACCCTCAATCGCGCCCGCAGGACGCGCTCCGTGGATAGCTCAGCGGAGAGAACACGCTCGGTTTTCAGGGTCGCCGACAGGACACGTTCGGTGGTCAGCGTGGCGGTCAACGGGCGTTGCGTGTTGAGTTCGGCCGACAGCACCCGCTGTGTGGTCAGGGTGGCCTCGATAAGCGGTCCGAACACCGTCGGGGGCACCCCATCCCCGTAGAGGTTGACCGGATAGCCGATCAGGGACAGCAGTGCGGTCTCGGTCGTGGCGGTGACGCCCGCCGATGCCGCCACCGGATAGCCGGTCAATTCCAGCAGCGCCGGGGCCGTGGTCGCGCCAGCGCCGGCCGAGACGATCGCGGGGTGCCCGATCAACTCGAACAGTGCCGGTTCTGTGGTTGCGGTCTCGTTACGCTGTCCGGTCGCGACGACCGGGTACCCCACCAGCTCGAGCAACGCCGGGGTCGTGACGGCTTCGTAGGTGGCGGTTCCCGTCAGGGTGACCGGGTACAGGGTCAGGTCCAGCTGGGCCGCCAAGGTCGTCGCGGTCGCCCCGGCCGATACGGAAGCGGCGTACCCGGTGAGCTCCAGGGTGGCCGGAGTCGTGACCGCGGTCGCCCCGGCGCTGGCCACCACACTCTGGCCGGTAAGGTGCAACTGTGCCGGGGCCGTGACGGCCGTTTCGTTGCGTTGCCCGGTCGCGGTCACGGACTGGCCGGTCAACTCCAGCAGGGCCGGTTCAGTGGTGGCGGTGGCCCCGGCTGAAGCCACGAGGGTTTGGCCGGTGAGTTCCAGGAGCGCCGGTTCGGTGGTGGCGGTTTCGTTGCGCTGCCCGGTGGCGGCAACGGGTTGGCCGGTCAGTTCGAGGGTAGCCGGTGACGTGATGGCGGTTACGCCGGCCGATGCCGTCACGGATTGACCGGTGAGATCGAACGTGGCCGTGGTCGTGCTGACGGCAACCCCCGCCGATGCCGTCACGCTGTACGTGGTGAGGTCGAAGAGCGCGGTCGTGGTGACGGCGGTGGCATCGCCGGTCGATGTATCCCCGTAGAGTTCCTCGCCGTACAGGATTTCCCCGTAAGTAGACGCCATCGCTACCGCTCGATCTCATCCGGCTTCACGCGAAGCACCAGCTTCTTGATGATGACCGTGAGGTTGACGATGGGACGGCAGCAGCAGCCGCACACGGTCGCCGAGCCGTAGGTGGATTGCCCGTACTTGACCGTGCCGTACTTCGCCATCGGTGCCCCCTTAGTGCGATATCTGGAAAAGGAAGTACGGACACTTGTTGTCGAGTCCATGCGTAGCGCTGGTCAGGTCAGACGGAATCGCAGAGCCAATGCCGGTTTCTTCGATCTCGAATGACAGGCATGGGCCCTCGTATGGTTCCGTTGGGATAGGTCCGCTAAACCCGGTCGGACTGACCGCAAGAAACGGAAGGCTGATGTCCACGTTCGACGCAATCACAATGAAGTACCACCCAGCCGCAAGTTCATCGGTGGCGGCAACGCTCGTCTCGTAAAAGCTCGAACCGTTATTCGTGTCGGGAATCGTTGCGGTGCCTAAGTCGTCAATCTTGACACCCGCGCCCGCTGATACGCTCGGCATGTGAAGCGCGAACCTCACTGTAGCGTTGGACGCAGGCGCGTATGGGGTCTGAATACTGACCTTCGCAATTTTGCACGGCTCATAGAGCCGGATCGGGACGGCATACGCAATGTCACCCCCGACCACAACCTCGTTTTCATCTTCAGCATATGACCCGCCGATGGCACTCGCAGGGCTGTACCAGAGCGTTTCAGACATCGGGAACGTCGCGCCGCCGCCGCTGGGAAGCGCGTCAACGATGTCCGCGATCTCCTGTACCGCGCTCTGCAAGCCGTTGACATCGGCGGCCATGATGGTGTCAACGTTGTCAACCTTGGTCGTAAAGCCATACGTCGGGAATGACATAGCTACCCCTCACAGACTACGGATGAAGGTCGAGCGCGAACACGCCCAGCGCGTTGATGGTTGCGGCCAATGCCCCCGCTGATGGGCTGATGTCCCCGTTGAGCACGCAGGACATGACCAGGAAGTTGGCCGCTGAACTCGCGGGCGTCTTATCGACGATGTGGAGGTTGCGAATCCCGGAGGCGGTCACGTTCGACACGTTGACGTCGCCGAGATCGAACGTGATGACGCCGCCCGACAGCGTGATGGTTGCGCCGGTCAGGGCGACCCCCGCGCTGGACAGGTTGGTGCCGGAGACGATGTTGGTCAGGTCGGCCTCGAAGTCGTGGGTCGCCGTGTTGGGCGTGAACGATGAACTCGTAAACATCATGTACAGGTTGGCGTTGCTGTGCAGGTTCGGACCCGTGCCCTTGAAGCACTTCTCGATCGTCAGGTCGTGTGGTTCCCAATCGCCTGTTGCCACGGATGGTTTCCTTTTCTGGCGCTCATGCGCCTCGATCAAATGCCCGACGCGAACGCTCGCGCCGATCGTTCGGTTGCGAGATCGGCCGCGTCCCGTAGCGCGGTGATCCATTCGGCCTGCTGATCTTCGTCGTATCCGAGTTCCGCGAATGCCTTCTCGGTCAGGAGCCGTTCAAGGGCCGCCACGTAGGCGATCTGCTCGGCGCGGGTTTCCGGGACGACCGGTCGCGGCAGGATCACCAGGTCAAGTTGCCCGGACTTGTACGAGTCGAGGCCGAACGGCTGGTAGACCCGGTCCCGCTCATCGAGCGTGCCCCACCACCCCGCGCCTGCCGCATGTCCGCACATGGCGACGGCCATCTGGAAGAGCTTGACTGACTGGGTGTCGTAGCGGGCGCGGGCCAGTGTGACGCGGCCCACGGCGTCGCCGAGCGCCCGTTCCGCGGCCACGCCGGTCAGGGTGGTCATCTGGCGCAGCTGGTTGTAGAAGTCGGCTTCCGGATTGGCTTCGAGGATGCCCTGCTTGGTCCATTCGAGGGCTTCAAGGGTGTGATCGATGCGGAATTGGAGTTGCTCGACGCCGCCGTCGTTGGCCACCTCCTTGAATGTGAGGGTCTCGGCGAGCTTGCTCGCGTCGTCGTCACGTTCCGGGCCGACGACCTGCTTGGCCGCGCCCTTCATCCCGCCCTTGATCAGCACGGGAGCGCCGAACGCCTTGCGCTGGAAGTCCATCCCGTGGCTCAGGATGCTGTTGAGTTCGATCAGCGCCTGGCGGGTGTTGGCGATCGCCGAGAGCCCGCGAAATGTCCGTGGAGATCGCTTGTGCCGGTCCCAGATGGCCGGCACGAACCCGTAGGGGTTTTCCTGCTCGGCGTCGCCGTGCCCGCCCTCGTCGTTGTCCGACCAGGGGGTGTCGTTCTTCCAGAACCGGTACGCCTCCTGCGTCACCTCCTTGCGGAACCGGAACGATTCGCTCTTCCCGTTCCGGACTTGCGTGACCGGGTACTCGAGGATGTAGCCCTTGACGTTGTCGACCTGATCGAGCTGGAGATCGACCACGTAGCCCGGCCACATCCACTGCGGCCAGACGGTATGGCGCTCGGGATCAGGGATCAGTTCGGTGAGACCGTCGCCCAGCACCGAGCAGTAGAGGGGCCGGATCGTCATGCCGTCCTGCCAGTTCCACCGTGACCACGAGTGTGCGATGGCGTCGCGCAGCTGCTGGTCGGTGGCGTCATCGCCGGTCTGAGGATCGATCGGGATGGCGCCGGGCGATCCGTCCGGCAATCTCATGCCATCTGAGGCCAACGCCCCCAGGTAGACGTGCGAGGCGTAGAAGTCGCCGACGATGGTAGCGTGGCTGTAGAGGAGCCGGGTGTTGCGGTAGACGCGGGGCTGCGAGCTCAGAAACTTGTTGCGTTTCGCGAGGTCACTCCACGCCGAGCCGTCATAGAGGCTCCAGAGGTCGTCGTAGACCGCCTTGAGGTCCGCAGGCGATTCGTCGTCGCCGCTCCCCTTCCAGCCGTCGATTGCTCCGTGGAACGCGCTCATGAGCCGGCCCCCAAATCGCATCGTCTACTCCAGTTCGTAGGCATACGCGTTCACCACATCGGACATGTCGGCTCGATCGTCGAGGTCAAAGTAGGAGACGAGATACCGAACGCCGTCGGCGCCGTGATCGTCTTCCTTGACCGGTCGCTCGCCTCTGGCCTGCCCCTGCCTGGTGTCCCAGACGTACGAGGGGAACTCCTCAACCGTGCAGGCCGGTTTGCCCGCATCGACGAGCTCGTGATCGCGTTCCACCAGCGAGTCGCGCATGAACCGGATGTTGGGGCGCGCGTCAGGCTTAAGCCGGCGTGCGACCGCCTGAATCCCGGGCGACACCGTCTTGATCGCCGGCGAAGTCGTGAATCCGGTTTCTCGCTCGAAGGTGGCCCGATCCTCAGCGTCGTGATCGGTGATGACGTCCCGCGGCACAGGATCGCCGGACGTCACCTGAGTGATGGTGCGCGAATGGTCCGCGACCAGGCGCCGGGTCATGTAGATCTCTCGGTACATGATCAGATCGCTGTCCGGCGTGACGGCCCACGCCTGCCAGACGAAGGGATTGGTGTAGCCGAAGTCGATCACCCAGTACCGATCCCAATCGGCCGGGATGTCGAACCGATCGATCAGGTGAACCGCGGGATCCCATTGTTCGTAAATCTGGCCTTCCGCGGCTGCCCAAAGGCCGAGCCGCAGTCGCTTGTGACGAACGCCCGTCAACGCATCGAGCTTCGCCATGTAGGCCGCACCCTGTACGGTCCACTGGCCGGACGCCGCATCCCACAGGGCCGGGTTATCCTCGTGCCGCGAGAGCAGCCGGGTCGTTTTGCCATCATTGCAGCGGCGATTGAGCCAATGGGTTGGAACATCCGGGTTGCAGTCGGCGAGCAGCTGCTGGTACGGCATGACGCCGTTGCGCAACCGGACCGTGATGGTTTCCCAGTCATTCTCGGTAAAGTCGGTCGCTTCAACGACCAGCGCCATGTCGTATTCAGCCGACATGATCTTGGTCGGCTTGTCCATGCCGCCGATTGCGATGGTCGAGCCGTTGGGATAGATAAAGGCGGCCGGCTTTGCCTTCGATCCGCCGTAGAAGACAACGCCATCCAGCGGATCCAGGACCCGGTTCTGGAATGTGACGAGGGCGGAGTCCTTCAACGATTCGAGGGTCTTGCGGAGGATGAGGCCGCGCATCCCGGGGTATTTCTGGGCGGCCAGGTGGAGCTTGTGCAGATTTCCAAAACTCTTGCCGGTGCCCGCCGGGCCTTCAATCAAGGCCTCTGGCGCCCGGCAGTGCATGACAGCCCGTGATGCGCCCCGCGGCTCGTAGTCAACGTAGCGTTCGCGAAGCGACGGAGCTGGCGCAAGCATCAGACCTGCTCCACATCGACGCCGATGTAGCGGCGAACCATGACGTCACCCGTGATCGCCTGCTTCTCTTCCCACTGTCCAAGTTCTTTCGCGGCTTGCTCCTCGATCGCCCGGATTTCGCGAAGCAGCGCCGTATCGACCGTATACTCCTCGACCGCATAGGCGTCCGGACCTGCGCCGATCTGTTTGAACGACTTCACCATGAGGCCCGTGTTGACGCCGGGGGCGTTGTCCTTCATCTGCTCGGCCCGCTGTTCGATGACCGCGAGCGCTTTTTCGTGCAGGCGATCGAGCGTGGCAACCCGTTTGTGCCGTTTGGCGATCGCGTGCCGCAGCATCGCCGCCTGAAATGCCGCAACGTGCTCCTGAACCCGTTCCTGGAACTCGGGACGTTGACGGATACGCCATAGAGTTGTGACGCTTATGCCGCACGATTCCGCAATTTTCTCGTTCGTCAGATCATCCTCAGCCACCAATACGGCAGCCTCGGCATACCCTCGCCGCCACACAAATTTCGTTTCAGATGTGTTCAGCACGGCCATCGTTGAACCAAACAAAAAACCGCCAGCAACAGACTCAGGCAGAGTCGTCACAGGCGGCAGTCGCCAACCGTTCAGTTACGTCTATCCTAGCACAGCGCCTTCAGACACTGACGTCGCGACTTTTTCGCTTCCACGCGACGGCATCGCCCCGGAAGACGGTTTCCCGACCGCACGGGCACACCACGAACCACTCGCCGTCGCGCCCGGTCTCAGCGACCTCGACGCCGGCGCCGCATCGAACCAACAGGACGACCTCACCGGACGGGGTGCGGGTAATGCGGCCGAGCATCGTGTTCGTCCCGGCCGCCGCACAGGCATCGCAGAAAAGTCTTGTCCGAGTTCGATGCGGCGCCATCTCCAGTCCTCCTGCGACGGTCATCGGTGGCGTTGGATCGCCTGCATGGCCGAACGGACGAACACCGCAAGGGCAACGATCAGTGTGAACAGGATGCCGGCCAGCACAGTTACGACGATTGCGCCGACGATCCATTCGATCGCGTACCGGAAGTCGTCAGGGGTTGGCATCCCTACCCTATCTCCCACTCTCGGCCGCGCCAGGTGATCGTGCCTTCGAGGTCGAAGTCCGGCCACCAGTGCCGTCGGATGCGACGCCAGAATCGGTTCTCGTACCGCAGCGCCGCTTCGATGGCGTCACGGGTTAGGCTCGGGTAGTTGTCCAGGATCTCATTGACTGACCACCCCGCCTCAATGTTTCGGACGATCAGACCGGTCGTGATACGGGTGCCGTCGATGCGAGCTTTACCGCCACAGGTGTCTGGGGTCTTGACGATGTACGTCATCAGCCTTTTCTCCTCACCTGGTCAACCGCAACCAACGCCCGCTGCAGCTGCTCGACATGCCAGCCGAACCGCTTGACCTGCTCCCAGTTGTCGCCGTACATGGCCTCGCCGGCGGCATCGATTTCGGCGTCGGAGGGGGTGTGGGGAGTGGGCTCCGGGTCGGATGCGAGCATGGCGTCGATCTTGCCGATCACCACATCGCGCATCGCCGCTGCTCCGGTCCAGTAATCAGCGGCCGGACGGTAAGCCGCTGGGGCTGGTCCAAGCTCAATGCCACCAGCGAGCTCTGCCCGCAGTTGCCGCAGCTGGTCACTCATCGCTTTGCTCGTTTCGCCGGGCCACCAGCATCTTCACAATGTCGCGGGACGTGACTTCAACCGCCCCGGCTTTGACGGCGATCGCTCGTTTGGCCTTGCATATATCTAAGTGCTCACTTGTCGTTCCGGGCTTTTGAATCCACCGTTCGCTAACCCCAATCCTCCTAGCCATAGCAAGCAACTCATCGCGGGAGTCGGCGATCATGTGGCACATCAGCATTCCCCGATGAGGATGGTGGTCCTCGTCAACGTAAACCGCCATCCCCCTACCCCCTCAGCAGATCAACGACCTGATCGGCCGTCTCGATCCCGAACGTCCGGACCAGCAGCCGGAACGCGTCGAGGTTGTCGCGCAGATGATTCGCGGTTCGCGCGGCTCGCTCTTGTTCCAGCACGGCCTTAAGCTCATCGACCTCATCCCGGAGCTTCGCATTGCGAATCTCCGCAGCCTTGTGGTCGTTCACGGCCGGCTGCAAAAATTCCGCGAGTTCATCCGGGTCGGCCGGACAATCGCCGCATGGCTCGGCGACGAAGCGATAGTCGACCGTACCGACGTTGAGCACGCCGACCATCAAGTCGGGCACCGTGATCGCTTCCGGAATGACCCGCTTCGGTTCCGGCTCTTCAACCTCAAGGTTCTGCGCTTCAGCCATCCGCCGGGCGTCCGCATCGACCGCTAGGGGTTCGGCCACCGTGGTTGGTGGTTCGATCGGAGGCGGGACCGACTCCCACTCGATGTCTAGAATCTTCTGGATGTTGGTCGCTGACGGGAGGTAATGTCCGGATTCCCAATTGGCAATCGTTTGGCCGGTCACCCCGATGCGCTCAGCGAATGCGACTTGTGTCAGTTTGCTCGCCTTTCTGATCGCCCGGATCCGCTCCGGGGCGAGCGACGGCGCCAGCGGCTTTGTCGCAGCCGGCTTCGATCCGTTTCCAACGGTGCTCGGTGTAATCACGGGCTTAGTCTCCTTGGTTGGTTCAGGGGTGCGATATCCGCGCATCTGCACCCGCATTGCGAAACACACATCGCAGTAATGACCGGATTTGATCAGCACGCCGCAGGTTTTACAGCCGATCGGGTCAGACACCGTGGCGACGGCGGTGCGCTCCGGGCGCTCTCCTGCGGTCGCTCGCTTATCGGCCAGTCGCTCTTTCAAGTTCTTCACCATCGCGCTACCCTCTTCGGCCGTTATGGCTTCGGCGGAAGTCGGCTTCGTAGGCGTCCTGCAGGTCGTTCATGATCTCGTCAAAGTCGGAGTCGATGGTGCTGTAGGCGAACCGGGCCGAAACGCCAGCGCGTTGCAGCTCCTCGATCCATTGCTTCTGCTCGTCGCTGATGACGCCGCGCGGGCCCTTGGTTTCGATGGCGAAGATGGCGCCGAAGCCGACGATGATCAGATCCGGAAAGCCAGGGCGGGAACCGATCGAGACTTTCGCGTGGTAAACGAGAAAACCCATCGCCCGGGCGTTGGCCTCGATCGCCCGCATCAGCTCGATCTCGGTGCTGAATCGCCGGTACTCGGTGGAGGGCGCGGTGCGGCGTCTCATGGTCGTGGCCCGATCATCGCCCGCAACTCATCGTCGCTGTAGCGATCGAGGATCTCGAGTACCACATCGCCGTGGCACTCTGGCTTCGCCGCCGTGGACTTGCGGCACCAGCACGCCAATGGTTTGTTCCGAGCGGCAATGAGGGCGTTGACGAATTCGATCCCGGACGCCGAGCCGGTCCCGGCCAATTCGAACAGGCTATCGACAAGTCGCCCGTAGTCGGCAATCACATCAGCGCGGGTGACTCCCTTGCTCATCGTGAACGGATTCCGCAGCGGGGATTCGGCGAAGTCGTGACCGCGATGCCGGTACTCGCGACCGATGTACACCGCATTGGGGAACTTGAACATCTCGCGGACGTGGATCACCTGGGCGGTCATGGCTGCTGGCCTTCCAGGATCGCCGGCCACTGCGCCGCCTGTTCGCGTCGGTTGCGCGCCCGGAGATCCTCACCCCCGACGCCGATCAAGCGGCACTGCTCCATCAGCCGGCTTGCCGCCCGGTCGCCCAGTGACTCGCGCAGCATGGTTAGGTCGCTGTGGTTGGTCGTCAGGATCGTGGCCTTGTTGGCGAGATAGCGGCGATTGATCAGCACGTAGAGCCGCTCATGCACCCACTCGGAGTTCTTCTGGGTGCCGAGATCGTCGATCACCAGCAGCGCCGGCCGGGTCGCCCGCTCCATCGGGTCGTCGATCGCGTCGCCGCTCGGCCGCTGCTGAATCAGCCAGTCGGTCGGGATGCCGAGCGCGAACGCCACGTGCATGGCGCCGACCGCGAGGCCCGTCTTGCCGGTTCCGATCGGGCCGTAGATCAGCGCGTTCTCACCTGATTCCCAGGGTCGGCTGTGAATCCACTCCCGCAGATCTTCGGCCGGTTCCTGTTGCGGGCTTGTTTCGAGCCGGTAGTCGCGCAGCCGCACTGGCATCATGCTGTTCCACCGGCGCGTTCGCTCTTCCGCCGCGTGAATCTCATCCCCCGCATCGCATCCACAGAGCGTCGTGATGCTACGCAGCTCCTCTCCGTAACCGCGCTGCTGACGGGTCATAAGGCCGGTATCGCCGCACTCGACGCAGCTCACGTCGTCGGGCCAGCCGCGCTCGGCGATGATGCGAGCCCGGCGCTCCTGATTCTTCGCCTGGGCGTCGGCGATGCGTTCGGCCCATCGGTTCGCGTGTTCGCCAACCGAGTGCCAGCCACCGCCGGTTCGGGGTTCTTCGGTCGTCATCGTGGTGCCTTTCCGCCGGCGAGGAAGGCCGCGTTCTGGGCATCCCGCTCGGCCTTGGTACGTGCTACGGGCATTCGGGGCGGTTCCGGGGTTGGGGCGGCTCGCGCCGCGGCTGCCATTGGGCGAGCGGGCCGATTTCTGGCAGCCCGGAAGCCGTCGAGGTTCGACAGCATCGCGTTCAGCGTGATTCCGCCGCTGAGGATCGTCAGGCAGTACTCGTACAGCTCGTCGGCTTGGCGCTCGGTCGTGACGCCCGATTCGATCAACTGTTGCGCGGCGCCGACCGCCTTGCCGTAGCTGGCCGGCTTGTCGATTCCGGTCTTCCGGCACCACCAGGCCACCAGCTTTTGGGCGGACCCGTTTTCGGGCAACGGTGGCGGTGCCGTTTGCCCCGGTGGTTCTTGCTTTTGATCTCCTGTCGAAGCATCGATCGGCGCGTTAGCGCCAGAGTTACCGTGAGGTAACTCTGAATTGGTAGTGGTAACGGTTAAGGTTACGTATGGACTCTCTACGGAATCTGCGCGCGTTCCGTCGGAATTCCGTTGGACTTCCGCTGGAATTCCATTGGAAGGTGGCACGTGAGCGGGCGGAGCCGTTACGGTCTTCGGACGATTTCCGGTGGATGGTTTCTTTTTTCGCTCGGAGTCCGCACGGCGGCGCTCGATCAGTTTCCCGGCGTAATCGTGCCAATGGTGGAGCGAACGTTCGCCGCTTTCACCGGCGTCGATGAAGCCGGCGTCGATCAGCGCATCGTGCAGTAGCCCTTCCTGGCCGTCCCACATTGCGGCGTCCTCGATCTGCCAGGGCTCGAGGTGAGTCACATCTCCCGACTCAGCGAAGTCGAGCGCGTAGTGCCAGATCAGATGCAGATGCCCGACCATCGTCGGGATGCTCACGCCCGCCAACCGCGCGGCCCGCTTTGTCTTCGGATGCTTTCCGATTTCCTGATGTGACTCGACCCAAGCCATTTCCGCTACCGCCCTGCCGTCATCGGTCGCGGCACTTCGAACGCATCGAGGTACTCGCCGGTCTCCGTGTTAACGTAGCGGCCCTGATCATCCAGCTCGAAGGTCTCGCCGTCGATGGTGCGCTTTGCCGGGCCGATGGTGACTGACTTGCCGCCAGCTGAGATCGTTGTCGAGACGCCGTCACGATCGGCCATGCGCT